CGTGGTTCTGATACCGCCGAAAGGTGGAGTGGCTCACGTTACGAGCTAGCGCCGAATTGCTGGACTCGGATTACCACGCTACAGGTTGGCTCTGATCATGCCATCTAATGCATCGGAATTGATCACCGATAGTCCGTGCTGATGCCAGTCAGTGCAGCAAGAGCTGTTACACGGATAAGGAAACAATGACTGCACGCTTAAGGAATCGAGGCGAGCATGCAATCGTTGCATGAGCGAGCTGGCATTAACAATCTTGGCCAGTATCGATCGAGTGGGCGGAAAGCGAAACTCACTCAAGCTTTGCATGCGTTGGCCCGAGCGGTCGAAGTGCCTGCGTACGACTATCCGTTGTACAAGATGGTTACGGACACGTTGGGTTATCGTCTCAATGTCGCTGAGGAGAACCGTAGTGTCACCTCAAGTGAATGGGTGGAAAGGACGATCGCCGGTTACGGCTGTTCAGTTCATGCCACCTGGGACGACTTCAAAACCACAGGAAAGTCACGAGGATGCACCTGTCACCTTCGTGATCGGACCCGAGGCGAGCACAGCAACCGAGGGACAACAGAAGTCGGTACCGAACAACGAGTTCAGGGAACTGAGCGATCGGGATCTCCTGTACTTGGCCCTAAGTCTGCGGACAGGCGAGCTTCACTATCCCGCATTCCGGGTGACGTACCAAATCGAGGAGGTCGAGGATCCGACAACGAGTTGGCACACAGACTTGCAATTGCTGCGGTCTATAGCTCGGTCGGTAACCTTGAGGGAAGGCGAAAGCCTCTCGCACTGGATGAAGTGGTGGAGCACCATATCCACCGCACTTCTTACGCTGGCCTACCTCTTTTGGCTAGTAACGGCGATGTCTTGGATGCCGGGGCACGCCTTGCTGCGAAAGTGGCTGCCGGAAGTAGGGGCTTTGACCCTTACCTATTTGGTCGCCGCGTGCAGCCTGGCCCTTCTGGTCCAAAAACTAGGCTGGTATGGATGGCGCCGCTTCCTACGACAATTATTGGTCTGGCATTCTCCAAGCCGGTTCAAGAGTCGTTGGCGCGAAATCGTCCGTACATTTGGGGACTCCAGAAACATGAAGAGGGCGCGATTCTCTCCGAAATGGCGGGGCGCTTTCGTTATGTTTATAGCGTTGACTGGTCACAGTTTGACGCTTCTATCTCCCCTTCTCTGATCAATGACATGTTCCGTGTGGTACGGAGCGTTCTTGATCTATCGGACCGCGAGAATGAGTTGTTCTGGCGTTATGTGAACGATTTCATTCATACGCGAATTGTGCTACCAGATGGAAATATTTATCAAGTGCATCGTGGAGTGCCAAGTGGCAGCGCCTTCACATCGTTGATCGATAGCATGACCAACGTATATGCCATGAATTACATCTGGGCGCGTATTACTGGACACGCGCTTTCGCACAATCAGCTGCTCGTGATGGGCGATGACGCAGTTCTAGCTGCAAACGAACGTGTCGAACTGGCCGACATGGAGCGCGCAGCAGCGGAGCTCGGACTCAAACTTAACGCGCAAAAGTCCGTTATCACTAGCGTCACCGATGATAGTGAAGGTATTCACTTCATTGGTCACTACTGGAAGCATGGACGGCCTCGCCGACCCATGAGGGAGCTTGTCACTCGCATGGCCTTGCCCGAACGCCATGCCAAACAGGACATGTCACGGTCCTTGACCCGGTTGGGTGGGTACTCTCTCAGCAGCGTGGATGGACTAGTTATCCTTCTTCAGCTGTACAACCAGCAGGACATAGTTTCCGCACTTTCAGAATACTTGTGGGAGCTACGTGCTAGTGGTGGAGATAACAGGTTGCGTGCGTATGATCTCCCAGGAGATCTTAGGAGACGCATGTTGGTGGAAGGAAAGGCACCTCCAACTCTCGGAGACGGTTCAGGCCCGTTTTCGCTGTTGTTTGGAAGTGTCTTCTGACACCGTTG